TAAATCAAATAAGTGAAGATACTATAATTAGCTATCTCGAAGATAAGGGCTTTAAAGTAGAAAAGGAGGATTGAATATGAAACTAATCCAGTTTGTTTTATCCATACTTTTAGCTATATGCGCTATTGGTATGCTATATGGGGCAATAACTACATATAGCCCAATGAAATCTATGTCTGTTACCATAATAGGTATTATATGTATCGGTTGCTTTTTTTTCGTTAGAATAGCTTATGGCGAATTAGTTGGCCGATCTTGATATTAAGAAGGTAAGATATGTATTAAAACTTGCAAATCTTTGAAAGATATTCAAGGTTTGTGTAAATCAATAAAAGATATGAGTAAAAAAGCAAAAGAATTGGGAAATGAACCTGTGTTTCCCGCAGATGCAAATCCGCATTTAAACTATATAACCAAGCGCGAATACTTTGCAGGGTTAGCTATGCAAGCGATGATAGCTTCGGAGACGGAAAGCTATAATTATGGTCACTTTACAAACCTTGCAGAATTTGCGGTAAAACGGGCCGATGCGCTTCTGAATGAGTTAGCGAAGGATAAATAATTAAAATCAGTTAAGTAATTCTCAAATCTAAATAATAGAAAGGAATAAAAAGGTGAATGCCGCTGCACTCACCTTAGAAAAGCGGCAATTTTCAAGCGATAAATCAAATGCTCGCGCATGCATTATAAAGATAAGAATTTAAAAGAAAGAACTATATAAACTATTGTTTTATCGTGTTTTATTTTGTGTTTGTGTTGTACAGGTGTACGGTCTGCGAAGATAGTATGCCTTTTTTAATTGGATGATTAGCTTATCGGTTAGAGCTTCATGTTGCGCAACCAATTATCACGATTGAGAGAGGTTCGATTCCTCTATCATCCACTATTTACTAATCAATAATTTAATTATTATGGCAAAGGAATTAGAAGAAAGAAAGCAAATCAAGAAGAAGCTAAAAAAGAAAGAGGATTATGTACGCTATGATTTTAGTGATATGTTACTCGTTCAGCTTCGCAGATGTACAGCGGACCTTAACCGCTTAGCAAGAATTGACCGGATAATCGAAAAAGAACAGTCCTTATACTCGGTAATATCAAACAGGGAAGCCGGATATATTGACGTGGTCCGGAATTACTAATACTCAACTTACACGATTATGGAACGAGTATTAACGGAGCTTACCCCTGAATGCGAGATTACAGCACGAATGTACGCACAAGGGTATGAAAAAAAGGAAATAGCCTCAATGAAGTGC